GATCCCCTGGGCGTTCAGCTGGGCAGCATTGTCTGATAAATCCTGGCTCGTGTCTTTAGCCCCGGGCTGTTCGGCCGCGACGACGCTTGCGACGCTCCCCCCCCCGGCCGCCGTGCCGGCTGCTCCTCCCACTGCCAGCTGCTGTTTATAGGCCTGGGCCTGGGCTATGGCCGCAGCGATTTTAGCCGGCAGATCGGCGAGCATCTGCGTCCAAGTGTCGCCTTGCTGCTGTTGCAGAGATTTGAGCTGATCCATTAACTCCGCAGTGCTTTTTGTATTTTCTTCAGTACCTTTTGCAGCCTTGAGCTGCTCATACAGCAAATCATATTCGCTTTTTGCCTGGGTATATTGATCCCCAAGAATTTTTTGCACCTGGATAAAGTCAGCATAATACGCTTCTGGAGTGGAATTATAATCCTTACTGGTCGACAAAAAATCTGTCGTCAATCCCTGGATCTTGCCCTGTGCGGCCTCGCGTACTGCATCATCCGCCGACCCCAGATCGGCCACGCCGGCCAACCACTGCCGCTTCGTCTCCGCGTAGCGCTCCTCCAGTCCCAAGGGGGACGAATCGTTGCGCCACAGGCCCTCAAGGAAATCCTTGAGGCTATCAGAAAATTTATCCAGCGCATCGGCAGCGGTTTCGAGTTGAGAAATAATCGTATCAATCTGTTGCTGGTACAGATCCTTGACTTTATAGGCGTACAACATGCCGACCTGCGTCAGGTCGGCCTCTGACGCGCCGAGCAAAGCCGCGTCGTAAAGCTTCCCGGAATACTCCTTCTTCATTGCCGCAATGCTGTAGGACAATTCCGTGCCGTCGAACTTGGACAGCTCGGCCGCGACGCTATCCATCATGCTGGACAACTTATTGGCAATAATCTCGGACTCGGCTTGTCGGATCTGGGAGAGCTGGGCCTCGCTGGCCCCGAGCGTGGTGGCATCCTCAGTGGCCTGCTGCATAGATTTGCGCAAATCAGCCAGCCAGCGCTCGGAATCCGTCAGCCGCGATTCGTCCCACTGGGAGGTGACAGACTCCATCACGGTCGTGAGCTTGGCCTGGACCTGGCTGTCATAGTCCGACTGGATCTTGGCCAGCTCCTCGGTGGAGGCCCCCAGCGCTTCAGCGGTTTTGTTGAGCCCCTCAAACGCGGTCTTGAGTTTCTCCAACCACCGCTCGGTGTCTGATTTTTGGATCTCGGCCACGGCGTCGGTCCAACCGGCGCTATCCAGATAGGCATCCATCTTGAGGTCGATAAGCGCCTGTTTTTGCGCCGCCAACGACGCAATCAGGCCATCAACCTCAGTCGGCAACGCGTCCACAAACGCAACCGTATTTTGGACAATGGCGGCCAGCTTAAACCACCAGTCCGGATCGGACGCCGTGTCCAGACTCCCCAGCGCATCGATGACAGATTGCTCCGTATCATATGTGACGCTCGGATCTTTGAGGACTTTGGCAGCGGACCGGATGTAGGACAGCAGCATATCCTTGATGCCGCCGACCCAGGCACTGGACTCCTCCGGAGTGATCTCGTCACCAAAGCCTACCGTGTAGCTTTGGTACGCTTTGCCCAAATCCAGGCTATGGATGGTCTGGTAGGCGCTGGTGAAATCATCAATGTACGATTGGGCAAAATCCGTGATGTTGCCAAACTCAGTGTCCAGCGATTTGCGCCACGTGGTGGCCTCTGTGATCGTGTTGGCGTAGCTGTCCGACACGGCGTCGATGCTCGTCTGGACAGCCCGGGCGATGCCGGCCACATTTTCCAGGCTGCCGCCCAGCTCGGCGATCGAAGCTGACGCGGCATCGATTTGCTCGACGGCGGCGGCCGCCTGATCCCATCGCGCGAAATCCTCCGGAGCAAGATAGCCCGACGTCATGGCCGTTTTGTACCTACCCCAAAAGCCTTCGATCGCATCGTCGAGCTGCCCGGTGCCCATCTCGCCATAGCCCAGGCTGGTCAGGCTACTGACGAGCTGCTCCGTATAGTATTTTTTGCTATCCTCAAGTTGCTCAAGCTGAGACAGAGAATGTGTCGCGTATCTTTTATAGGCGGCCGTCACCGCATCAGAATCGCCTTTGAAGGCGTCCAGGACCAATTGCGCATACTGCGCCTCAAGCAACGTTTGGAGCTTGGCGGCATAGCCGGGGTCCATCTCCTGATAGGCATAGCCCATGGCCGTCTGCGTGGCCGCATCGACGGCGGATTGCGTGGCCTGGGTCACACTGGTGGCTCCGCTGGCGACCAGAGAAGACATTAACTGGTTAACGTTCGTCTGGCCGTCGGAAGGTACAGCGATATCGGCCGGGGCAGTTTGCGCCAAGCCGTCGGCCACGCCGGATGCAACACTGCTGGCCGCCTCGGTGGCCACCTGCTTACCAAGCGCCACGCCGCCGGTGTAGGCATCGACGTTTTGCTGGCTAAACGCCGCCAAGACCATGCCGAAATTGCCGCCCGCGCCGGCGCTGGCGATGGCCTGGAACTGGGCATTGTTCTGCCGCAGGGACTGGATCAAATCCGGCGTCGCCGTCGGCGTCTCGCCTGGGAGGCTGCGCCCCCAGGCATTGGCCAGCGTCTCGGCTGTGGCGCTCATGGTGCCGGATTTGGCGGCCAGCTTATCGAGAGAGAGGCCGTAGATCCCGGCGGCCTGGGACACGGTGGAATAGGATTTCGTCAGCGCTTCGAGCTGGGATTCTAAATCTTTACCCTTGAGCGTGGTGCCGTCGGCCAGCGAACCAAATTCATTCAAGAGTCCCTCGGACGAAAGGGACTGCCACATTTTGGCCGTGTTGATGTTCTTCACAACGTCGGACTTTTGGTCCTCGGTCCAATCAAACATCGGCCAGTCAAAGCCATGCAACGCGGTGGATGCTTTATCGAGCCCCAACGTGGAAAATGCCCCGAGCATGTTATCGCTGTAGGCTGCAAAAAGCTCTTTTATTTCGGATTGCTGGTCTGGCGTCAGCGGCGAATAGCTCTTGGAATGGGATATCGATGCGGCCCCCATACCGCCGGAGGTCGTATTGCGGTAGCTGGTCCAGCCCGTCGAATACGCCTCATCATTTTGGAAAAAGGTGCTATAGCCGGTGCCCGTCTGCTCGGTCTTGGTCTCGCCGCCACCCCCAAACAGGCTGCTCAACAGCCCACCCCCGGTGCCGCCAATGATGCCGCCCAGCAACGTCCCAACCCCGGGGACGATGCTCCCGATGGCCGCACCGAGCGCCGACCCGAGACCACTGGACAGCAGGCTGGCCGTGGTGCTCGCGCCCATGGCCGATCCGATCGCGGTGCCTATGCCAGTGCCTGCGCCAATGCCGCCCAGGACATCTTTCCAGCCGCCAGCAGTCCCTTTAGCTACCGCTTTGCTGAATGTTCCAGCGCTCCATCCACTGCTGCCGCCAGCCGCCCACAGAGAAGATGAGGCAGACCATACATCCCCTGCTGACTTATTAATTTCGCTGCCAATGGACTTTCCGATGTCCGGGACATCGCCGATGACAATCCCCAGGTCGGTTTGGGAAGTAAGATTATCCGTCAGCCGATCCCCGGACGATTGGCCGATGGCCGTACCAATCTGGGTCAACGCGCTGTAATCGGTGCTGCCGCCCGAAGTCTTGGCGTTTGTCACCGCATCGACCGCTCCGGAAGTTTTGCCCAGGATCCCCGACGCGGCATCCGATCCGACAAACTGTTGCAGGATCGGGATGGTCACATAATTATCCAAGGCGTAGGCGATCATCTTTTGGATGATGCCCATAAAGTAGTCGAGCATCGAATCGCCGGCATTTTTAAACGCGTCGGCCATGGACTCGCTGCCGGTGATCCAGCCCTTGAACGCATCGGTTGCAGAGGATGCAATCGTACCGGATAAATCATGGACGCCAGACGCGATATCCTTGGATACTGATATCCAACCATCATGCTTCTGCGTCAGATCATCTTTATAAAGGCCAAACTCCAGTGAGAGCTGATCCTTGAGCGTGGAAAGGAAATCTTGCTCGTAGTTAATGCGGGCTTCGATCTCTTTTTGCCGCAGATCTGACCGTTGTTTTGCCGCATACGCCTCATAGGCATATTCGCTGTCGCAGTTGGCTTTGACTGCCGCGAGCTGTTTTTCAAGCGCCTGCCGCTCGGACTCCCAGTATGCGGAGGAAAGCTTCCCGCCCTCTCCCAGACGATCAAGCTGGCTTTTGAGCAAATGGGACTGATAGGCATCCCAGCGGGCCTGCGCATTCGCGACAGCGTCGGCATCGGCCTGATCGCTCTGAGCCCTGGCTTCGCGCAGATCCTGGATGTATTTTTTATAGCCTTCCAGCCAATCCGCCTTCTCCAGCGACACCGGATCGGCCAGCAGATTCCCCATGTCCCGAGCGTACTGGGCTGCCTTATCTAACTCTTTTTCAAAATCTTTAATCGCGGCGACCTGCCGGGCCCCTGGCAACGCCTGTTCCAACAGCGTCCAGGCCGTGGCATAATCAGAGACATCCCCTTTGGCCCCGACAACATGCTTGCGGATTTGGCTAAACAACCCATCGAACGTCTTGTCTACTTTGAGCACCTCGGATTCCAAGCCTCCTGACAAGGAATCTTCCAAACTGGCAATTGTATTCTTTACTTGATCCAGGAAGGCTGCCGCGCCTTCCGCATACTTTTCAACAGAATCATTTGCTCCGCGTTCTTTTGCTGGCTTTTTTAAAGCCACAGTTGGGACATCAGGAGATTTTTTTACAGGGGTGACCTGTTTGGACAAATCTCCACCAAACATCGTTGAGAGTTCGGAAATGGTCCCTGTATTGTCACTGGTTAAAATGGATTTCGTTTTGGATTCAAGCGCTTGTTTTTTATTCTCATCCCTCAGGCGGTCGCCTGCCGCCTGGAGCTTCTTTACAAGCTCGTCTGGACCAGACATCGCCCAGTCCGTGAACGACATCTCTCTTTTTACCACTGCGATCCCGGCCGCAATGGAGTTGGAAAACATCTGATACTCACGGGTTGCGGCCATAAGAGCCGACGTAATCCAGTCAATTGCTGTAACGATACCACCCAAAGCGGTCACCACAGCATCTTTGTCGGCCATTACCTCCGACGAAAAATTCTCCATGCCCTTTGTCATCAAAGGAGCCAGCTCACCACCAAATTCAATCGCCATCTGTCGCAAAGTAGCGTCATAGGCATCCTTGACGGCTTGCGATGTTTTTAACCATCGTTGATATGCTTGATCTGTCTCATTTGCTCCAACCTCTACAGCATGCAGGATATTGACATAACGTCCCCACTCCTGGGCCGAAAGCCCGGCAATCCCTGTCAACGCCTCAGAAGATTCAAATAATTTACCCAGGGTAAAACCGGACTTCTCGGCTACGGCCTGCAGTTTCTGCAGCGCGCCGGCAAACCCCTCCTGCTCCACCATGGCCTGCCCGGACGAATAGCCCAGGGCTTTGAGCACCTTCTCCATGTTCTCGGTCGGCTTATAGAGGCCGACCATGATCGCTTTCCACTTTGTGGAGGCCTCCGCCGTGGAGCCAGAAGTCTGCGTGATCAGGGCCAGACCGGCGGCCATCTCCTCAGCGGAGACGCCGACCAGATGCGTCACCTCGGCCACGTCGCCAATGACCGGCACCAGTTCGGCAAAGGATGTCTGGCCCAGGTTATCTATGCGGAACAATAAGTCAGAGGCTTCAGCAGCAGATTTTATCTCACCGTCAAAACCGGCCATCAACTTGGTCAGCGCCTTAACCGTTTCGGATTGCTCGACATGCGCTGCCTTTGAGGCCTTGGCCGCCGTGGTGAGCAAATCCATGGCAGCCGCCGTATCCATCGCACCGGAGGACAGCACCTGATAATATCCCTGCATCAGGGCGGTGGGATCGCCCAGATCGCGAGGCATCGACTTTATCTGTGCATCAATGTTGCCGAGGCTTTGGTCTGTCACTCTGGCCATGTCCGTCAGAGCGGACTCATAATCGCGAAACGCCGCGAAGGAATCAGACGATATCTTGGCGACTTCCCGAAGCGACACATAAGCTGCAGCTGCAGCCCCGGCCCGCTTGGCAATGCCGGCCAAGGAGATCGACGCTTTGTCGGACTCCTTGGTGGCTATCCCCATCTTGGCAGCAAGGTTGGAATATTCCTGGGCGGTCAGGCCGGCGTACTTGCGGAGGTTGTTCAGAGCGCGGGCGGCCGTGTCGGCGGACATGCCCTCGCGCATCCGCTTTTCCAGGCTGGCCATTTCCTTCTCTGTCAACCCGGCTTCTTTGCCGAAATAGGAGAACGCCGCCCCCCCGTCCTGTATCTTTTTTTCAAGTGTCTGGACTTCCTTGGGGAGCAACCCGATGCGTGCGGCCAAACTGTCGGCTTCTTTTCTGGTCAGGCCACAATATTTGACAAGGTTGTCGAGCTGGCGCGCGGCAGCATCCATGGCAATGCCTTGGCGCATCTCGCTTTCCATGACACCCCACTCGCCAGCCGTGGCCCCCACGGCCTCGCCGAGCTTTTCAAAACCAGCCCGGGCGCGCTTCATTCGGCTTGTCACGTTAGTGGCAAAGGCCTCGGAAACACTGTCCGCCTGCTTAAGCGCAGACTGAAACTCGCTGCCATCGGCGGTCAAGGCCACTTCGAGGGTGCCAGCTCGGATACGCATACCTGGATTGCTCCTTTCCACGTTGGTTGCCAGACAACCGGGCATGCGTTATTCGCTGGGAAATCAGACCAGAAAGAGGCCTTATGACACTCTTGTTCGACGACACAAAAAGGCTGGAAAAAGCCATCGGCGAGGAAGCCACCCGGGCTGTCCTCAACATCGTGGAAGCCACCAAGGGCGAGGCCGCGACCAAAGGCGACATGGAAAAACTCCGGGGCGAGTCCCGCGAGGAGTTTGCCAATGTTCGTGGAGACATTAAGCGCCTGGAAATGCAAATCCGGTTGCTCATCATCCTGGCGCTGATCGCCATCGCCATGTTCAGCCCAAATCTGGCCGCGTTGGTGAAGTTGGCAAAGTAAGCCGCCTAGCCCCGCTTTGCCATTTCTGAAGCCCCAGTGTTCACTGGGTTTTTTTAATTTTACCAACATGGACGCGCTATGTTTATCTTGACGCGACTATTTCGTTTTCTCTTTGCTAAGACAGTATCAAGCCCAGGATACTCAACAAAGCAAGAACAGTCCTTTGAAACAACACCACTTCACGTCGACGACCAGAGACTAGACAATTCAACTACTACCAAAATATACAACGACGATGCATACGACACAGATTCACTTCCGGTTAACAATCTTAATTACTGGATTCACCGGAAAAGACATTTGATAAACGTAGAAATGGCACTTGCTGAGCGAGCTGACGCTTTTAATGTAGACATAACAACCAAGAAAACCGCTCGCTTTGTCCTTGATGATCCTCCGCCTATTGTAAATTTTAAAAATAAAAATTTTATTTTCTCTGGCGTATTCAAAAGGGCCAGAGAAGACTACGAGCGTGACATAAGGCGCAGATTCGGCGTGATAGAAAGTTATATTTGTCACAGAACAAATTACCTAGTCTTAGGCCCTGAAGCGGACAAACGATGGAGGTATATTATTTTTGGAACAAAAGTTGATGATGTATTTGAACACAAAGAGAAGGGCTATCCAATAGCCATCATTTCTGAGGAGCACCTTCTTGCTGCCATTGAGTCGACGGAACCAAAAACAAGAGGACCCGCTGTAGTCCTGGGAAAAATTTTTTTCCTAACTGGCCGATTCAAGAAGATCAACCATGAGTGCGCCCGCGAAATCATAGAACAGGCCGGCGGCTACGTTTCCAAGACGCTGACCAAAAGAAATGTTGATTACGTCGTGGTCGGATCGAATTCCACAAAAATGCTGGAAAAGGCCCACGATTGGGGGAAAACAATCCTGACCGAAACGGAATTCCTGGCCCTACTCGAGCAAGACCTTTGATGAAACGCCAGCCTCGCCCCGGTCGCCCGGGGGCTTTTTCTTGTCTCCGACAGATTTTCATGCAGCCATACTTGACAACCTAGATAACTTAGACTATTTATGTTGTCAGGAGGTACGGAGTGGAAACAACTATTCTCAATGTCAGAGGCTTTCCCGTGGACATTCACAGAGAAGCCAAAGCCGCAGCAGCAAGGGAGGGAATCACCCTTCGGGAATGGTTTGTGAAGGCCGTCAAGGAGAAATTGGCAAGAGACAACGAAACGAAATAAGCGGTCCGGCCCGGTGTTACGAGCACCGAACCGGACCTAACCACAACCCACCTAAATCGGAGGTGAGTCATGGCTCGGACCCATGTAAACAACACCGGCTTTGCCGGCAAGACCACAACCGCGCCTGCCGGCAAGGTCATTGCCTTCCGCACCACCATCACCACCCGCCAAGCCCTGGGCCTGATGCGCCGCGCCGGGGCGTTGCTCGATGCCGCCGGGGTGGCTCGGGAACGCCGCACCGCCGCCTTCGGCACGGTCATGGCCCGGCTACTGGCCAGCCTGGACTGCCACCACGTGGTGCGCATCCCGGTGCCTGCCTATCGGCAGGCTGTGGCCCTGCTGCCTCAGATCGTGAACATCACGGCCCGGGAGGTGCGCCATGGGTAGCGCCAGCCTGGAATACCAAGCCGACGAACTGGCAGCCCTCGGCTGCGAGGCCGCGATCCTGGCCGATTTGCTGGAATGCAAGGCCAATGGCCTGTGTGAAACCCCGCAGGCTGAAACGCTCTACTACATTGTCAGCCAGTTGCGGCAACACCGGACACGGCTGGAAACCGTCGAAGCGGCCTTGAACGACTACTGGGCAGCCGGGCGCGTCTGCGCAATGCCGCCGAAGAGGCGGACCTCATGAGCGCGGTGCAGCCCTTTTTCTTCGAAGGCCGGCAGGTAAGGGTGCGAACCGACGAGGCGGGTACCCCCTGGTTTGTGGCCAAGGATGTCTGCGGAGTTCTCGGAATCGAAAACCACAAGGATGCCATCAGACGACTTGATGATGACGAAAGGGGGGTAGCTACTACCGACCCCCTTTCGCCCGGTGGTCCCCAGCAAGCATCGACCGTCTCCGAATCCGGCCTTTACGCCCTGATCTTCACCAGCCGGAAACCGGAGGCCAAAGCCTTCCGCAAGTGGGTGACGGGCACGGTGCTGCCGGCGATCCGGCGGAGCGGGGGCTACGCCATGCCCGGCTATGTGCCGGGAACGCCGCCGGAACTGCCCGCAGCGGCGCGGCGGCTCAAGCCGACGCTGCGGGAACGGGTGCTGGCCGACGCCTTGCAGGCGGCCCGGCTGGACAACGCCGGTTCGGACGTTGTGCTGGCCTACTTCGATCTGTTCTGCCGGCTGGTGGGCGATCCCGGACCGGCTCCGGCCCTGCCCGGCGCACCGCCCCTGCGAGTGACCGAATGGGAGGTCGTGGACCAGTTCGCCCGGGAAACCTGTCAGGAAGCGCCAGGGGCCTCCTTATGGGCCGCCACCATCCACCGTGCCTTCCAGCGCTGGTGGCGGCGCGAAAAAAGGCCGTGCCCCATGCCCAGCCAACACGTGTTCGGCCGCGCCCTGGCCCAGCACTTTCCCAAGCGCAAGACCGGCGGCCATGTCCGCTACTATGACGTGCTGCTCGACCCAACAGTCTGAAATCTTACCCTGGGGCCTCCCGGCAAGGAGAGGCCCCAGGGGCGAATAACGCATACTCGGTTGTCAATGATCGTGAGCGCGACCAGTGTCGCCGCTCTCTCAGCCTTGTTTCCGATCCTACCCCTTTGCCGCCTCGCGCTGCCGCTCAGCTTCCTTGGCTTGTTCCCTGAAAATCAGGTCCGACAAGAACTGCACTTTCTCTAAAGTCTCGGCTTGGTCATGAATCTGGACGCCTTCCAGATCCATGAAGCATTTAACGGCAAGGAAGTTTAAAGCGATCCGATCCCCCATCGGCGAAACGATGCATTGCCCAGAGCAACGCAGGTACACGCCAATGGCCGTGGAATTTGCGGCCAGCAATTCGGGTCGGCAGGATGCGCATGGTGCCCCGTTCTTTTTTTGCTCACGTTCAGCCGGGGTATCCCGTCTGGTGATCATGTATGCGCGCCTGCACACATCACAGGGTTTCCGCCCGACGCCGGCAATCCACAGCCCTAGCTCTTCAAGTTTTTTCTTTCCGCCTCCTGTTCTGCACTGACGACCGCAGCCAATTCCGTGCGGAACGTTCCAACGAGTTGTCCCAGATCCTTTCTTTCCCTGGCCATCAGGATTTTATTTTCATCCGTACACGCCAGAGGTATTCCAGCAGCATCCAAAAAATTTTCCCAATTCTTGATAGCCGCGCACAAAAAGGCATACCGGGCATCCCCTTTTGCAGGATTGATAGTCACCTCGCGCTGCAACGCCCCTGTCGCATCGGGGCGCAGGACAGCCCGGTACAGTTCGATATTATCCTCGATATCCTGTTGCTCTCCGGGTTTGATATGTCGGATCTCGACTCTTGCATTGTCAGGATCATCAGGGATATCACGCCAAACGCTCCGCTCGGTAGTCAATCGCATTTTTCAATCCTCCTCCCCGTGGTTTACGAAGAGCCCGGCAGATCGGGGTAACCAACCGGGCCCAGCCGACGCTTAGAGCGTTCCGCCATGCAATGTGATATTGTGCCCAGCGGCCTCGTCGACGATTGTTTTGACAGGGCTATGCAGCGAAAGTTCCCCAGCAGCCACGGCAGTGATGAGATACTGCCCATCATTATTGGTTGAACCTTCGACAATAAGTGTTTGATTGACTGCAAATCCAGCAGAGGCAAACCCATCAGCCGAGTCTGTGAGCTTCCCGCCTGCACCAGTGAAAGCAAGGGTGGATGCGGTTAAATGCTTGACGAAAATGCAGTACAAACCGCCGCACGTCATTTCGCCACTGATAGAGATAATGCCGTTTTTGTCCGCATCGCCTGGGGCATGCTTGGAAACCTGCCAGCAGGATTCAGGATCAGTTGCCAAGTCCGGAGCCAGGAAGTTGTCGTAGTCGATATAAATCCTGGCATTGTTGAATTTTTCGTTCATCTTCAGGTACTGTTTGAGTTGATCCTGTCCTTTGGTGTCGCCCAGGAGCATGTTGCCGCTGTAGGTGATCCGGCCGATCTTGCCCGTGGTCGTGAATTCGATGTCGAACGTTCGACGGAATTCGCTGGCGCTGATTACGTCCCTGGTCAGTTCAGGGAGCCCCAGTTTATTGAGGCCCTTGACCACCGCCTGATCAGGGGTGTTGGCCTTGAGCACCAGGGCCGCATCAACGGCAAGCTGAAAGTTGGCGCGTTCCATGTGGATGGCTCCTTACATGTCAGTTTCGACGAATCCGGAGAGCTGGACGCCAGCCTGCCAGGAACCGTCAGGGGTTTTCATGGGGGTGATGTCCTCGCCGCGAGAAAGTTCAAAATCCTTGAGGCCAGAGCCTGACATGGGCTGGCCCTCAAACAGACTCAGGGCATGAGAGGCCAGGATGGCGGCCTCTTTTTTGGTTGCCGCATAAGCCATGATCTGCAGGGATACGAAGTCGATGCGCTCGGTCAGGGTGTCGCGCGGAGAGACCACCGGGACGTCCAGGACGGCATAGGGCATCGGCCAACCGCGCAAGGCCTCATGGTAGGCAAACCGGCCACTCACGCCGATGTGAAAGGCATGATCCGCATGAGTAGCAAACCACGCGGCCAGAGCGTCCAGCAGCCGGGGAAACGCGCTTTCACGCGTGGCATGCCGGCTCATTCGCCGCCGTCCTTCATTCGCGCGGCCACGCGGGCAAGATCGAACTTTGCAGCGCTTGGCCGCAAAAATGGTTTGGCCGGCCTGCTTTTCGTACCGAACTCGACGAATGGGCCATATGGTTCGCCGGCCTCGACGTATGCGGTGACTACCGTCCCATCGCGCTCCGCACCAACAGCAAGGGAGGCCTTGAGCGCTCCGGTACGGACAGGCACCAACCGTTCGGCTTCGGGCAGCACTTCTTCACGCAGCTCGGCTGTCATGCCCGCAGCCAACCGCCCCATGATTGTTTCGAAAGAATCGGCAAAATGGACAGGCATTACGGCTGCTCCTCCTCTCGGACTTCGGCCTCAAAGAGAGAAAAGCCACGAACGTGATCGGTGCTGGCGCTGGTGACATGGAGGATCTCGTGGGCCGTGACCAGACGGCAGCCAACGGCCAACGCACTGCATGCCGGCATCCATCCGTGGCGATATCCGACGCCAACCTCCCGGGCGGCTTGCACCCGCTCCTTGCCACCCAGGGCCAAGACGCAGGCCTTGCACGTCATGGAGTCCACCCACTGGCGGTCAAATCCCAACGCTCCATCCGGAACATCCATCAGCGTCTGCACAACAACATCCGTGGCCATGACGCCCTGAGACAATCCGAGCACCACCATATCGCCCTCGGCCCAGGCGTCCTCCACAGTCCAGGCACGGCCGCCCTGCTCCAACACATGGCCGAATGCCGGCGTGACCGGCAGCGCCGACGCCGACAGCCAGGCATTGCCCAGGCGCACCTGTCCCCGGTTGTATGTGTCGCGCAGCTCTGTATTGAGACCCGACCAAACGCCGGCGTCATCGACGACGGCCAGGATCTGCGTGGGCACACCCTCGGCAACATAAGTCGCCGGAGATGCAAACGCGTCCACGAACGCCTGGGCGTCATCCATCAACATGATGCCTCCAGGGCCTCCTGGCACTGCACACAGCGACAGGCATAGGGCATGATGGCCAGCCGGGCCGCAGGTATGGGATCGCCGCAATCCGCACAGATAATCCGTCCATCCTCGACACTCTGGGGCTCACGACGACGAATGCCCGCGTTGCTCAACGCGGCCCGGCGATGCGCGGCCTCGGCAGACTGGGCCTGATCAGCAATGTCCATGTCAGTCAGCTCCTTTTCCCGTAGAGACAGGGCCGCAACCATTTGGCGATGGCCCTGCTCCAGCGTTTGGCCCGGCGGGCCGAAAGGCCGCAGTCCCGAAAACGGCAGTACAGATGCCCATCGTTAAAAAAATGCTGGAAGTAGTTGCGCATCACTGCCCCCCGGCGGCCTGGGCCTCGTAGCAGTCCAGGGCCGCAGCCTGCTGGCCGATCATCCAGCATTGGCGGTCCACGATCTCCATCAGCCGCTCCAGGTTGGCCGGAGAACAGACGTGCTGTTCCGGGTCCAGGGTCGATAGATCCGGCATGGCCGGCCGGGGACAGCGCGTAAACGCACGCTGCACCGTGACCGGGGCCGACGTGGCGGCGCAGCCGCTACCGGCAAGCGCCATTAAGATGCACAGCAGCACGGCGCGATGTCGCATCGTCCACCACCTTGCCCTTCTGGGCCGGCACGGGTTTGGCGTTCCTGGCGATGACCGTTCGTTCGACGGTCCGGACCTGGGACTGGGCATTGGTCTGCTGGCAGGCTCCGATCTGCCCGGTCAGGGCATCACGGGCAGCCAGCAATGCTTTCTCCGATTCCTCAAGCAGAGCCGCCCGGGCGTTGGCGTCGCCAAGCTCCCGACCCATCCCGGCCAGCTCGGTCCGCAGATTGACCAATCGGACGGACTGCACCGCCAGGGCAGCCAGCGACACAGCCACCAGCAGCCCGACAGCTCCCAGGACCACACGATTAATCATGGCAGACTCCTCCCCCGAATCCCGCCTGGGCGTAGAGCGGTGTCAGCATGCGCAGGATGCGCTTGGGATAGCCCCGGTTTTCCCGCCAATTAGCGGCGGATCTCCCGGCGTTGACGGTCTCCACGGCATCCCACCAGCAATCCGACGCGAGTCCCTGGCCGGCGGCCAATTTGGCGTCCCGATGCACCCAGCCCAGACCGCCGTTATAGGCGGATAAGGCAAAGGCCATCCGGTGACAGTCCGTGGCGGCCGCCACATGGTCCCACAGGTATTTGTCGTAGGTGACCAGGGCGCGCATGGCCCAGGCGGGGTTGTACGGTTCGATGGCGCCAAGTTCTTCTGGGAAGAGTTTCGAAATCCAGTCTGCCGTGGCCGGCATGAACTGGGCCATGCCCAGGGCTCCGACAGGGCTTTTGGCGTCGGCCCGCCATGCGGATTCCTGGTGGATCTGGGCGGCAAAGGTGGCCACCGGCGCATCCAGGCCCCAGACGCTGCGGGCGTTGCGAGTCAGCTCGGCGCGATGTCGCAGGGCTGCTTGCGGGATGCCGCGCACAGCCGAGGACGGGACAGGGGTCGGAGCCTGCTCCGGAGCAGCTACGGCCGGGGGCATCGCCGGCGTGGCAACCACCGAAGCACCCTTGGCCGTCTCGCGGCCCTGCCCCTTGCACCCGCCGACAATGACCACCGCCAACAGCGCCAGGGCTACAGCCGTGACCAGCCCTAGAATATCCCCCACAAGAAGACGCCCCATGTTACAGCCCCAGGCCCATGGCCAGCATGGTGCCGAGCATGATCAGCGCCCGCCGCAGCATGGAGGCGGAAAAGATCTGTTCATAGCCGGCCGCGACCGGATGGTTGGCCTGATCCGCCGCCGCATTGGCATCTGTCCGCCAATCAGCGGCGGCCAGAAACGAATCCGGCCGGGCGTAGGGGAAACACCAGCGATCCAGCCAATAGCCAAGGTAACCGGCCATGGTGACCAGGGCCAGCTTGTAGGCGGCGACGGGGATCTGCTGCGGCGACAGGAGAGCCACGCCGGCAGCCAAGGCGACAGCCAGGACCAGACAGAAAAGCATGCGCGGAATCAGACTCGAGAGCAGTGAAGCCTTGGCGTCAACCGGCCCGGCAATTCTCTTCAAGGATGCCATCACCAAGCGGATATCGTCGCTGGATGCTTCGGACATTTTGGCCAGCAATTCCTGGGCAGCTTTGGTGGGATTCTGATCAGGCATAACGCTAATTCCTCCCGGGGGTTTCGTTGAGGATCTCGGTTTTGACGTCCGGCGGCATGTCCTTGTCGTGGACCACCAGGGCGCGCATCATGCGAAACAGCGTCTGGGTGCGGTCCTTGATGTCCTGGCGAAGCTCGGCGTGCCCGTCCTGCACGGCCTTCAAGGTGGTGCAAACGTTGACGCGCCGCTCCTCGCACTGGGTATGACTGACGTAGTTGCGCCGGGTGGCCACGTGGACAACCAGGGCCACCAACATGGAAATGAATCCTGTGATGGCGGCCGTTTCGAGAGGGCTAAACGTCACAGCCGCCTCCTTTAGGCCGGGATGACGCCGGTCATCAGGTAACCCGCGCCGGTGAACTGGACGCACTCGTCGGTGTGCTGACGGGCGCGGACGATGTCGCTTCGGCTCTGCTCCTCACGGTAGGTCTCAACCACGAGCGTGCCCGGGGCATCCTCCTCCCAAACGAACGTGCGGCCGATGCTGGGTTCACGAAGATCCTGGCCGCCCGAGGACACCACGCCCAGCATGGCCATGGTCGGCGACCAGACCGGGGCAATGGATTTCGCCTTGGCTTTGGGCGCGGTATTGCTCACCGCGCCGGCCGGGATGATTTTTTCCACGCCGAAATAGGCCTGGAGCTGCTGGGGAGTCAGATCACCACGGATGGCATCAGGGCTGGAATATTTCACACGCTCGATAACGCTGTCGCACATGGACACATGGCGCAGCACCGACTCATCCAAAATGAGCGCGTTGGGCTTGAGCCCGGTAGCCAGCCGCATCGCGTCGATCCCCTTGATCACGTCGCCCCGGGGATCGGCGTCAGCGTAGGAACTCCAGGCGTGGGCCACACCGTGGCCGGGAAACGTCGCGGTATTGAAAACAGCGGCCGCCACCCGGCGTTCCTGGTTGCGCAGGATGATGGACATGGCCCGATAAGTGGCAATGGTCTCAGCGTCAAAGTAGTTCCGGTAGAGCTTCGCTTCGGAATCGTCGACCGGCTCCTCGTAGCCGTTTTCCGTGCAACTGTAGTCCTTTGAACCAAATTCCCAGTCGCCCCGGGCGTAGGCCGTACGCGGGGCACGGGCGGTGTCCGTCACCTCGAGGAGCGCCTCGGCCGGAATCACCGGGTACTGAGCCGTTTTCAGGGGGGTATAAAACGGCGGCAGCACCGCCTGGGCGATAAATCCCAGTCCGGCTGCCTGCAGACTATATTCGTAGGCCAGCACCCCCAATTCGGGGCGAAAAATGGCTTTTGTAGCGGGCATCAAAACCTCCTTCCGTAAAATCCGACTAGCTCAAATTGTGGCCGTAGCCGTAGGGGATGACCTCAATGACACCGCCGGCGGTCACGGCCGTGAGCGACTGGCCCACTACGGTGCGCGCGCCGGCTCCGGAGTCGGCCGCCACCA